CGCTGACGAATGCGACGGGTTTGCCGATCTCGACTGGCGTGTCTGGGTTAGGGAGCGGAGTGGCGACCGCGCTTGCCGCCTCGCTCAACGCAAGCACCGGCCTTGTCAGCTATTCTGGCGCTCTTGGCACCCCGACTTCGGGAACGCTGACGAATGCGACGGGTTTGCCGATCTCGACTGGCCTGACCGGCGCGGGGACTGGCGTTATTACGGCCCTCGGCACCGCGTTGAACGGTACGGGCGCCTTGTCGGCCACGAGCAACGTAACGCTGACCACGCCGAACCTCGGGACGCCCTCGACCATTGTCTTGACCAATGCGACTGGCCTGCCGCTATCGACTGGTGTCTCGGGGACGTTGGCGGCGGCGCAAGAGCCGGCGCACACTGGCGACGCGACCAACACGGCCGGCTCATTGGCCCTGACGCTGGCGACTGTCAACGCAGGCTCCGGTTCGGTTGGCTCATCCACAGCCATCCCGGTCCTTACGACAAACGCCAAGGGCCTGGTTACAGCGCAGACGACCGCTGCGGTTGTGGCTCCGGCCGGGACGCTGACAGGCACGCTTGCCACAGCAGCCTTCCCGGCGCTCACCGGCGACGTGACCACGACAGCCGGCGCGCTCGCCACGACGATCGCAGCTAACGCCGTGACCAATGCCAAGTCCGCGCAGATGGCCGCGCTGACTCTGAAGGGCAACGCCACGGGGTCGACGGCGAACGCCGCTGACCTGACCGGTGCACAGGCCGCGGCGATCCTCCCCTATCAAGTCTCGGTCAAACAATATGGGGCGCTTGGAAACTCTAACGGTACGACTGGCAATGGCAACGATGACACGTCAGCGATAAATGCGGCCATTGCGGCGTCTACATCCGTCTATTTCCCCTGCGGCATTTACCGCGTCACTGCCACGATCGGCGCGTCGGTGGTCCAGGCGATGCACCGCCTTTGGGGTGAAGGGTCCTGCTCTAAAATTTACAACGACATCGCGGGCAACACTTCGACCACGATGCTTTTAACATCATCGAGCGGGTGTTATGTCTGCGTCCGGGTGGAGGGGTTGAATTTCATCCCGCCGACCAATCCGACGGGGACGGTGGCAATTTCGCAGTCTGGTATGTTCAATTCGATCCTCAAGGGGAATTATTTTTATGGTTACTACCACCCGATCTATCTGACGCTCTCATATGCGCCGGACATCGAGGAGAACTACGCCAACAACTTACTCGGCTCGCTCATCGCAACGTCAGGGGACGTGTCGTTGAATAACGCCAAGATATGGAACAACGGCGTGTTCAACAGCGGCGCGACCAATTCTGAATATGTATTGACCCTTAACTGTGGTGGCGCTCTTCACGCTAACCTTTCCGTAATCGGAAACGATCTAGAACTCAGCTACGGCGGCGTGAACTTCGTCGGGTGCAACTCCGTTGACTTCTCGGATAACTACGTAGAGAACATGACCAACGGCAACTGGCTGTTCTCGGGATCGGCGAACGCGTCCTACACCGTAAACAATAACTGGTTCGGGACGGCCGGGGCCGTGACGTTAGGCCCTGTGCATAATCTAAGCTACAATAACAACACGCAATATGCGTCATATATCTCTTGGGCTTCCACCGCGCTTGGCGTTGACATTGGCCCGTCGAACCAGTTCCTCTCGGGCGCCGGCATCGGCGCGTTGCCGACGCCTACGGTTTCCAGTTGCGGCACCAGCCCCTCCATGCTGGGCGGGAGCACGAGGGACCGGGGGCAGCTCTTTGAGGGGACGGGGTCTACAACGTCCTGTACGGTAGCGTTTGAGCTGGCCTTCGCGCAAATCCCGATATGCGTCGTGACACCAAACACTGTGACCGGGATAACCCTGACCTCCGTCAGCACAACGGGGTTTGTGATCTCGAACACAGCAAGTAGCGGCGGATCGTTCTTCTACACATGCAGGACAACACACTGATGAAAACGTCGACGTATGGCCTGGCCGTCCTGGAGGCCCGCGAAGGGCGAGCCATGAACTTTTTCGCCCTTCTCAAGACGGTCGCGCCCTCGGGAAACCTTGTCAACGTGCAATCGAACTTCTACGCCGCCAACACGTCGAACGTGATCAACTCTGGAACCGCGAATGTCGTTGGCGGGGGCTCCCCGTGACGATTAACCGCGTACGTGACGCAATTGGTGGAGGCCCTGCATGAGCACGCCCGCAACAAACCCACTGACCTACAACAGCTATGTCACCGCTGTAGGTACAATGGCGGTCATCGCCAGCCCCGCGACCGACCCGAACCTGACGGCGCTCATGCCGCAGATGCTCAACTATGCCGAATTGCGCATCCAGCGCGATCTCGATCTGCTGCCGCTGCAGACCGATAATTCCGGCTACTCGCTCACTGCTGGCAACAATGTCCTGTCGCTATCGGTCAATGATTTTGTGACCGTGCAGAACATCGCTGTGCTCAGCGGCACGCAACGCACGACGCTGACACCGGTCACCAAGGAATATCTGCAGGCGGTCTTCGACGACTCGACGTTTGTCGCGACCCCTCAGTATTTCGCACCCTACGGCGGTGACGCGTCGACCGGTGGCGACACGTCGCTCAACTTCCTTGTTGGCCCCGCGCCCGATCAGAGTTACCAATTGCTGGTCACAGGCACAACGCGGGCGCCGAGCTTGTTCAAATACGCAAACACGGTCCTGGCGCCTACGGCCACGACTTTCATTAGCGCATTCCTGCCCGACCTACTGCTTATGGCGTCGATGGTGTTCATTTCAGCTTACCAACGTAACTTCTCGGCCAGCGCGGACGACCCAAACATGGCCATAAACTATGAGAAAACCTATCAAACTCTTCTCAAGGGCGCCATGGGTGAAGAACTGCGGAAACGGTTCAGGGCGTCGGCTTGGTCATCTGAAGCGCCGTCCCCCGCTGCTACGTCGGTGAGGGCGTAATGGCACACTCCACGCTGAAACTCCGCGCGGGCGTTGATACAAACGAGACGCCTGTCCTTAACGAGGCCGGAGTGTCGGCGTGCCAGCTCATCCGGTATAAGTCCAGCCGCCTCGGTCTGGGCCTTATAGAAAAGCTCGGGGGCTGGTCGAAGTTCTACCCCACGCAGTTGCCCTCGGTCATCCGTTCGCTGCATGCATGGGAAGACCTCGACGGGGACGCGTGGGTAGCCGCTGGCATGGAGACTGATGTTACAGGCTCCGGTTATCTCGGCGTCATGGTCGGGACTCAGGGGTCCAACGGCATTATGACTGGCTCCGGACTCAATCTGATCACGCCCAGCTTCAACGCCACGAACCCGGCCCCCGGCGTCGCGGCGACCGCTGGCAGCCCCATCATCACAGTGACCGACAGCGGGCTTACCACCATAAGCACTTTTGATTCAGTTTACTTTGTCACGCCGGTATCAGTCGGCGGCGTGATCCTCTTTGGCCTCTACCCAGTCTATGCTGTGCTCACGTCGACCAGCTATCAAGTCGTCGCAACAAACGTGCTCCAGCAGCCGCTGCCCGCTACGTCGAACGATAGCCCCGGAACGCTCCCTGCGTTCACGACCGTAGCCAACAACCCGACTGTCGCGGTCCTGTTCGCCAACCACGGCGAGAGCGTCGGCAGCACTTTCACGATTCTGCTGCCCCAGACCGTTGGCGGCATCGTTCTCTACGGCGATTACGTCGTTACGTCTGTCATCGACGCCAATAATTTCACGTTCCTGGCCGCCAGCAGCGCGGTGTCCAGCGCCACCGTGACGATGAACGGCGACTTGATGAACTTGATTTATAACCTTGGCGGCGCGGTGGGCTACGCCCCCACCGGCTACGGTGAAGGCGGCTACGGCGAAGGTGGCTATGGTGTCGGCGGCGGCGCCCCGGTCATTGGCGGCACGACATGCAACGCGTCGGATTGGTCTCTCGGCAACTGGGGCTCTACGCTCTTGGCATGTCCCGAAAGCGCGGTCGTTGAGGGCGTCAACATGTCGGGCATTTATGAGTGGCAGCCCGACACCAGTTCAAACATTGCGGCGATCATTCCGCAGGCGCCTCCCGTTAACGATGGGTTCTTCGTTGCGATGCCGCAGCGCCAGATTGTTGCGTGGGGGTCAACTTTCACGGGCATACAAGACAAGCTGCTGGTGCGCTGGTGTGATATCGAGAATTACAACGCGTGGGTTGCTACGGTCACTAATCAGGCTGGCTCGTACCGCATTCCTACCGGCTCGCGTCTCGTTGGCGGCATCCAGGGGCCGCAGCAAGGACTGCTCTGGACCGATATCGGCATTTGGTCAATGCAGTATATCGGCCAGCCCTACGTCTACAGCTTCAACGAAATCGGCACCGGCTGCGGCCTGATCGCCCGCAAGGCGGCTGCGTCCTTGAACGGCGTTGTCTTCTGGATGGGGCCTGACCAGTTTTACCGGCTCGACGCGAACGGCGTGAACCCGATCAACTGCCCGGTGTGGGACGTTGTGTTTCAGAATCTTAACCTCATTCACCTTGACAGCATCCGCGTTGCGGTCAATTCGCTGTTCAACGAAATTTCGTGGTTTTACCCGTCAACAAGCAGTTCCGGCTACAACGATTCATACGTGAAATACAATATCGTTCTCGACGCGTGGGACTTCGGGCTTCTTGACCGCTCCGCATGGATCAACCAAAGCGTGGTCGGGCCGCCACTGGGCGCAGCCGCCAGCACGCTCTATCTTTACCAGCATGAGATTTCGACTGACGCTGACGGGCAGGCGCTCGTCTCGAATTTCACGACTGGCTTTTTCTCGCTCTCCGACGCGGACGTGAAAATCTTCATCGACGAAGTTTGGCCCGACATGAAATGGGGGACTTACTCCGGCCCGCAAAACGCAACGGTCAACCTAACTTTCGGCGTGGCCGACTTTCCGGGGCAGACGCCAACCAACATTGGGCCGTTCCCCTTCACGGGCGCCAGCACGTACATATCGCCGCGATTGCGCGGGCGGCTGTTGCAGCTTACAATAGGAAGCTCTGACATCGGTTCATTCTGGCGCCTGGGTGGCATGCGCTACCGAGGCGCTCCTGACGGAAGATACTGATGACCGCTTCGCTCACCGACATCCTGACGGCAACGAAAAATATCGTGACGGCGCTCAACGGGGCCGCGCAGCAAACGCTGCTGATCGCGGGCAACCAGGTTGCTACCGGCGTCACCGCGGCGACCCTCGTAGCGACCGGACAGGGGCGCGTGGCGACGGTTAGCGTAATCGTGGCCGGCGTGGCGGGAAAGCTGTATGATGCCTCGCTTGCCACGGCCACGACGAACCCGCTGGCGGTCATGCCGGCGACCGTTGGCGTCTTTGTCGTCAATTTGCCGTTCAATAACGGGCTCGTGATCGCGCCGGGCGCGGGCCAGACTGTTACCGTCAGCTTCTCGGGTTAAGGATCGAGCAATGCCACTGGCCAAAGGCAAAAGCAAAGCGATAATTAGCGAGAACATCTCTGAGATGGTTCGCGCGGGGCATCCGCAAGACCAGGCGATCGCCGCCGCGCTCAACACGGCTCGAAAGACACGCGCCCCCGGCGGCGGCTTCCCTAACCCTCCCGGCCAGCAGATCGAGGGCATCACACCACCGAGCGGTAAGCTCGGCGGAAATACCGAAAAGATACACACTGGGCCAATTCACAGTGCGGTTGCCGGGCGAACCGATCACCTGCCGGTTCACGTACCGTCAGGCAGCTACGTCATACCTGCGGACGTAATTTCCGGGATGGGCGAGGGCAACACAAATGCGGGCTTTAAGGTCATGCGCCGTGTCTTTGGCGGCGTTCCGTACGGCGCCGGGAAAGCTCCCTACGGCCATAAAGGCGGCCCCTACGGCGGCGGTTCCGCGCCTTACAACCAAGCAGGCGGCCCTTACGGCGAACCGTTACCGGGCCATGCGCATGGCGGCAGCACCGGAAATGACGTAAAGGTCGTGGTCGCGGGTGGCGAATACACGCTCACCCCAGAAGAAGTCATAAAAGCTGGCGACGGCGACATGGAACGCGGCCACCGAGTTCTCGACGACTTCGTGAAACAGATGCGCGCCAAGACAATCAAAACAATGCAGAATTTGCCGGGGCCGAAGCGGGGGTCTGAATGACTGAAATTAAGGTTCGCTACGGCACGCCAGACGATGTCCATAAGTTCATGGACCTCAGTTTCCTCTGCATTGAGGAAAACGGCCTCCTCGCGCCAAGCACGCGTAAGCTCTTGGGCGAGGTGTGGGGCAGCCTCAACCTCAACCACGGCTTGATTGGCGTGATCGAGGGCGAGAGCGGGATGCTTGAGGCCGGGATTCTTCTGCGTATCGATACCATGCCGTATAGCGACGAGAACATCCTGGCCGAGCGTGCGATCTTCGTTCACCCCGACTTCCGGTCAGCTAAAGGTGGCCGCGCCAGTCGCCTCTGCGAATTTGCCAAGAAAGCGGCGGACACTCTCGAAATGCCGTTGCTCATCGGGATTTTGAGCAGCAACCGGGCTGCGGGAAAAGTTAGACTCTACGAGCGCCACTTTGGGCCTGCTTCTGGCGGATACTGGCTTTATCGCGGCAAAACTGGTATGAAACAAAACGCGGCGGAATAAAGGAAACAGGCCGATCCTAAACCGGTCTGTCATCGGGAGGCTACCATCGGCGGCAAAACGTCTACCTCAACGCAAGGCGTAACCATACCGCCCTCGGTACTGGCGCAATATAACGCGGTCAACGCGAATGCGCAGCAAGTCGCGCAGACACCGTTTCAGCAGTATTCGACGGACCCGAATGCTTTCGTCGCGCCACTCAACGCAACCGAAAATGCCGCGACCGCCGGGACGAACCAGTACGCCAATGCGGCGCAGCCCGCTATCGGCGCGGGCGAGGCGCTAACCGCGGCTGGCGCTGGCCCGGTTGACCCGTCACAGTTGAACAGTTCGGCCATCAACCAGTACATGAACCCGTACACGCAGGACGTGACGGCGCAGGAGTCGGCGCTCCTGAATCAGCAGAACCAGACAGCGCAGTCCGGCCAGCTTGGCACCGCGATCAGCAGCGGCGCTTTCGGCGGCGACCGCTCGGGCGTGGCCGCGGCGAACCTTGCCGGCCAGCAATCGCTTGCCTACGGCAACGCTATGGCCCCCATTCTGCAGCAGGGCTACAATACCGCGCTGTCAACCGCTCAACAGCAACAGGGCGTCACTCTGGCGGCGCAGCAAGCCGACGCGGCGCGTCTATCGGCGGCCGGCCAGCAGATCGCCAACATCGGCACGCAGGGTCAGACCGCTGGCCTCGCCGGGGCGCAGGCGCAAATGGCGGCCGGGCAAGTCGGGCAGCAGACGACGCAAGCCGGGGATACCGCACTCTACAACCAATTTCTGCAACAGCAGAGCTACCCTTTCCAGACGGCGCAGTTCCTCGCGAACATCGCCGAAGGCACGGGCGCGCTATCCGGCCAGACGACCACGACCACGCAGCCGTCGAGCTTCTTTTCAGACCGCCGGCTCAAGGAAAACATCAAGAAAATCGGCACGGCCAAAAACGGCCTGCCAATCTACAGCTTCAACTATAAGGAAGACCCAGAGAAAATCAGCCGCCTCGGCTTCATGGCCGACGAGGTCGAGAAGAAGCACCCCGAGGCAGTCGGGCTGGCGGGCGGCTTCAAGACGGTCGACTACGAGAAGGCCGCGCGGCCCAAGCGCTACGCTGGCGGGTTGCTCGCGGATTCGACGGGCGGCCTGGTGACTGACGATTCGCGCGGCGGCTTTGACCAGGGCGGTTCGCCCGGCGACTGGACCGCTATCTTGCAACAGCATGAAGGTATGTATGGGCCGCAGGCCGGCGGCCTTTATGGCGGAAGCGCACAGGCGACGCCGGGAAAGCCGAGTTACGTTCCCAGCAGTTCGGTGCCCCAGCACCAGCCGCTCCACCCGGGAAACATCCCGGCGCTCCCGCAAAGCGGCCTCAAGCAGGCCATTGGCGACGCCACGCAGGCGGAAAATCTCTACAAAATGGGTACTGACCCCAAAGGTCTGGGTGCGGCTGTTTATAATAAGGCGACTAGCCCGACGACGCCCGATCCTGCGGTAGCCGCGCCCCCGGCTGCGGAACCGGACTGGAACTCCATGTCTGACAGCGCCATTGATTCAGCAGTTGACGCTGGTTATGCGCGCGGCGGCTTGGCCGATGGCGGCGACCCCGAGGGCCTGTATCAAGCTCCGGGCGCTGGTCTCAGCATCCCCAATGAGAACCAGACGGCGCAGAACCTCAGTGAGCAGAAGGCCGAGGCGCCCCAGTCGTCCGGCTCGTCAAGCAGCGGTAACGGTCTTGGCGACGCGCTGAAGCTGGCCGGGCTCGTACTGCCGTTCTTTGCGGACGGCGGCCTGGTGCGCCGCCGTCGCGAAGATGGCGGCCCGGTTGCCGAAGATTTGGAATTTGCCCGTGGCGGCCTTGCCGATGGCGGCGACCCCGATGCGGTGGCCGACCCGACCGGCGGCGCAACGCTTGACGCCTCGGACGGTGTGGGTTCGTCTGGCTTGGCGCCGTCAAAGATCGGCCTGGAGAAGTTGCGCGCCGCGCTGGAATCGCAGCCGATTGACACTCCGCAGCCGCCCCGCCGCCCCGAGGGGCTGGGGTTGGCTGCTGCTACTCCTGTCGAAGATACCCACGAGCAGATTGGGAATCCGGCGGCTGGCCTCGCGCCTGTGGCGGCGGCTCCGGCTGAGCAGGCTATCGCGCAAGCGGCGCCTTCGGCTGCGCCAGTGGCCGGCTTTGGTAACGCGCTCGGGTTCACGTTCCAACATGAAGGCGGTCTAAACCCGTCCGACACCAACGGCACGCCGTCAAACTTCGGCATTAACCAGGCCGCACACCCAGGTATTGACGTTACAAAGCTCAGCAAGGATCAAGCGGCCGGCATTTATAAAGATGAGTACTGGAACGCAATCGGGGGTGACAAGCTGCCCCCGGCACTCCAGACTATGGCGTTCGATACCGCTGTAATGTCAGGCCCCGGCAAAGCTAAAGAGTTACTTGCCGCGTCCGGCGGCGACCCCGATAAATTTATGCAGCTTCGGCAGGCTTTCCAAAACCATTTGCTGGCGTCGGACCCGGATAAATACGGGGGGTACGCCGGCGCATGGGCGCAGCGGAACAAAGACCTCATCGGCGGTGGCGGCGGCGGCGGTGATAATGCCGGAGCAGGACTCGCGGGCGGCATTCAGCGTTTTGCACAGAACGCCGGGCAGACAATATCTGACGCGGGCAGCGGCGCCGTAGACGCAGTCACGCAAGGCGGCCAGAAAGCCGGTAGCTGGTTTGACAGCAACCGAGGCTGGATGATCCCGCTTTTGACCGGTGTTGGAAACATGGCCTCCTCAAACAGTCGCTATCTTGGCTCGGCCATGTTGCAGGGCCTGGGAGCCGGGGCTGGCCAGTACGCCAAGGAACAGCAAGCTGAGGCGCAATTGGCGCAGACCAAAGCGCAGACTAAACTTACTGGCGCAACCGCTGGGCACACCAACGCTGTGACAGGCAGCCAGATTTTAGAGAACTACAAGAACCTGGGCTTTAAAGACCCGGGGACCGGCGAACCCGTTCAGATGCTTATCAACGGGAACGGCGTTCCCGAAAGAGTTTTGTACTCCGACTGGGTAAGGCGCAGCGCGGCGGGTGAAAAATTCGGCGCGGTCAACCCGTCGCAAGACTTAGGGTCTGGTCAAGCAGCACCTAATGCCAATGTTGCGCCCCCCGCAGCATCTAATGCCAATGTTGCGCCCCCCGCAGCTAACACCCCCGCACGGCCCGCAGTCGTCGCCCCCGCGTCAAGCGCCGCGCCCGTTTCCGCAAACCCCGGGCTGCATTATTCACCCGCCAATAATGAACTCGCTGCTGATGACCAAGTAGGAAACCTTTGGAAACATGAAGGCGGCAAGAAGGCAAGCGAGGAGTACGAAACAAACACTATCAATAACGCAAACGCCGCGAATAGCGCAACGCAAAATCTTCAGAAGCAAGCATCCGCTACCGCTGACGTTATCCGCGCGGGCGGCTTTGGCCAAATGGGGTCTGGGTTCGACTCGCGGCAGTACGCGCTTAACACCGCAAACACAGCGGCCTCTATCCTCGGCTTGGGGGGCAACTATTTCGGCGGTGACACAAGCGCGGCTGCGATTCAGCAGAAAATGGCTGTTTTGAACGCGGCTTCCGCGGCACACGGCAATAGCCAGAATGCGTATGCTGGTCTCGAACAGATGCTTTTGGCGCAGCCTGGCGGTAACATGCCTTCAGACGCGGCGGCTAGCATCACTGCGCAGATGCTTAGCGACCAGCAGCGGAGCAAAGATGCCCTAGACGACATGAAATTGTATGAGAAGGCTAGAGCTACCACGTACAGGAATGCGGGGACCGCGTTCAATAACGATAAGCCGCCTGCTGAATACGCGCGTGAACAAGGGATGCTCAAGGAAATGATCGCGTCCCCGTCGCCACTTTTCAAAACGCTCGTGTCAGGAAATGTTTCGCCAGACCAAATAAAGCAGTACTTCAAAGTGCACGCTGACAAGTTCCCACCTGGCTTTGAGCGCTACTTTTTGGGGGGCCACTAATGGCAACCGGCAACCCGCTTCTTGATGATCCTGCATTCAGCCCAGATGCTGTAATAGGGGGGCCAACTGCGCACCCCAGCGAAGGTAGCGGCAACCCATTATTGGACGATCCTGCTTTTGACCCGTCGCGGATAGCGGGTCCGCCAAAGGAAGCGGGTCCGCCAAAGGAAGCGGCCAGCGAAACCGCGCCCGCTTCCGCAGAGTCGTCAACAATCAAGAACTGGGAACCAGTTCCTACCAGCGACCTTTCTGCTGCGGACACCGCACGGCTTGCGGCGAAAAATTTTATCCCCTCCGCTGGGCGTGACATAGCAGGCGTCGGCCATGCTATCGCCCATCCTATCGAAACAGCTCAGGGGCTTATGGGCATTGGCAAAGGGCTGTACTCCAAAATGGAGGGCGCGGCTGGGGTCCAGCAGGACGCCGCCGAGAAGGCCAAGACAGAGGCATCGGTCAACGCTATCGGCGGTCAGCTTAGCAATCTCGCCACCGCACAGGGGGCTGCGCACAGCCTCGCAAATGACCCTTTCAGCTGGGTAGCCAATGCCGTGCCAGTCGGCGGCGCTGTTGTGGACGCTGCCCGCGGTGTCGGGATGCTAGGGGATGCTGGGAAGGCCGCAGATGCCGCAAAAGCAGCGGAAGCTGCGCAGGTAGCATCGACGTCTCCGAAAGCAGACGCGGCTATTCAAGCAGCCACGGAAGGCAAACTTGCCGCGTCCGATTTGCCGCAAAGTGCTCACCAGATAGTGGCGGATACTTTTGCGACAAAGGGCGTCAATCCTGCAGCGGCGAAAGAAGCGCTGATCAGGCACACCGCGGATATTGATGTCCCAACGAGTACGGTTCTCGGCAAGGCGCCAACTCCGGGGACCGAGGGCGCCGTCGCGTCGGAAATTGCGCGCGGTAACGCAAACATCGACAAGAAAATGGTTGACCTCGCGGGCGCGGAAGCTCCTAGCGATACTGGCCTTGTGCGGCCGCTTGAGGATAGCTTTATCCAAAGCTCCAACGGCGTTAATGACGCGTACCGCACAGCTTTCAGCCAAGAAGGCACGTTCAGCCCAGCGCTTAAGCTCTACATGGGTCGAAATATCAAGAATGCTGTCTCGTCGATTGGCGAAGGCGGCGTCGAAAATCTCACTGACTTACAAATGTCGCCTAACCTTCAGGCAACCGCGCAGGCTGTCACTTGGCTCCAAAAGAGGATGGCCTCGTTGCCGGCCACCGGCATGGACCTACCAACGATAGAAAATGTACGCCGCGGGCTCGGTTCCTTTTACCGCGGCGCAAGCGGAACTGACCGCAATGCGCTGGGTAAAGTCATCGACGGCTTTGACCAGGCGCTTCAGGATGCGGCGGCAAACCCGAAGAGTTTCAGCGGAAATGGGCAAGCGGTCGTGGATAACATGACAGCGGCACGGCAAGCCTTCAAGCAACACCGGGACACCTTTTTCAGCACCAAAGACCCCGCAGCCAAACCAATTGCCAAAGCAGTCAGCGTCTTATCAAAGGATCACGATGTTGATGAAGCTGGTCGGATTATTTCGCCAGCGTCTGACGCCCAAGCGCAGATGGCGCAATCTGGCCTCAGCAGCGCATTAATGGACCCCAAAACGGGGGGTGCGGTGCACGAATCACTCATGGACCTTTACGGCGAACCTAGCGGCGGCCCGACGTACCAAGCCCCCACCACGGCGGGGGGTGGCGCAACGAACAATTATGTCAAACAGTCAATACTGCGGAGTAAGGAAGACCCGCGCGGTATCGGGACCGTCATGCACAATAACCCGACTGCACTGCATGAAGCGCTCCGATCATCTGTTGCAGCGCGGGCCTTTCACCCGGAAGACCTCGCTCGTGCGAGGTTACTGAACACCGGTAGGCGGCTGCTAAACGCTAACCCCAAGACAGGGGGCAAGCTCAGCGGAACCGTCAAGCATGCCGCGATTTCCGCGCTATTCCGCTCAGGTGCGGCGGTTATAGGCCATGCGGTCGGCCACGTTCCGGGTGCGCTTGCGGGCTGGATGCTTGAGCCGCAGGTGGAAGACGTTCTTAATAAAGTGCGGTCATCCCACGCGCTCTCGGGCGCCCCGCTGGCAAAAGGCGTTATAAGACGCGGTTTAGAGGCTGCGGCGAAAGCGCCTGTTTCCGCCGCCAAGTATTCCGTGCGTGCCGTCCCACAGGATGCCGCGCATTTGGCGCGCTCCGACGCGCAAGCACGGGCGGGCCACGCGCGCGGCGGCTCAGTAAAAACTGGCCACCAGCATCTTGTTGACCATTTGATGCGCGAGGTCGAGAAAGCCAAGCGAGCGGAGAAAGGGCATACATCTGTTCTTTTGCAGCAGCCTGACGAGGCCATAGCGAAAGCGCTTAATGTGGCGCAGGCTGCTATTTAACTACTCACGCGTCATGGCGATACCACATGCGACGACGACCACGATAAGGAAAGTTATATACATAGCGGTGCTCCCATAAACTGACAACCGAATACACATAACACGCCCACGGGCACGAGGATATAGGCCAATGGCAACCCCGAATAAAAATCTCGCGCTGCCCGTTTTCGCCAGCTCGCTCTGGAACGTGCCCGTCAACTCGAACTTTTCCATAACCGACGCGGCCGTATCGGGAGTGCAGCCGATCAATCTGGCGGCCTACGCAGGCGGCCCCATCGTCCTGACAAGCACATTCCCTATCGTGTCCTCGCCGCTCACGAATCTTTCCTACATCCCGGCTATCCTGGCCGTTAGCGGCGCCCTGGTTCAGAATGTCGTGATTACGGTACCCTCAGGTATCACCGGCGTCTGGCTGGTCGCCAATTACACTTCCGGCGCATTCACGGTCACCATCTCATCCGGCGGCGGCGGCACATCGGTTATCTGCCCGCGGAATGTCGTGTTTCCCATCACGTCTGACGGCACGAACATTATCGAGGTTGGCGTCCAGTCCGCCGCTTTCACGGTCGGCGACTACAAAGAAAGTGCATCGCCGGCGCCGCAAACCGGCTGGCAAATCTGCTATGGCCAGGCAATCAGCCGCACGACTTACGCAGCCTTGTTCGCGGCTATCGGCACGACATACGGCACGGGCGACGGCTCGACCACTTTCAATGTCCCTGACTGCAGGGGCCGCATCAAAGCGGGCGCCGATAACATGGGCGGCACCGCAGCTGGTGTGCTGACAGGCTACACCATCGGCACAACTGGCGGCGTACAAAGTTCCGCAATTGGCATCGTGAACCTGCCCGCACATAACCACGGCATAACTGACCCGGGCCATACGCATAGCGTCACCGATCCGGGCCACGCCCACGGTACGGGCCTGGGGGGTGGTTTTCTTATCGGCAGTGCTTCGAGTGGCTCTTTCTCATTTGGGAGCGGGAGCTTGTACTATCCAGTTAACTTAGCCGGGGCGACTGCCTCCGCGTTCACCGGCCTGACCGTTAACAGCGCATATACCGGCATTACAACGCAGAACACGGGTAGCGGAACCCTGTTTTCTCTGGTGCAGCCGACGATTGCGGCCTTTGTCTTCATCTACGCCGGCGTCTGAGGCCGCTTCGTTAGGTAGTAAAGCTGGTGGTGGTCAGCGCAGTACGAGCTGCCGTCGCGCTTCAAGGCGCCACAATAAAGAGTGCTGTCGTACTGCGGCGTGACCGCTCGGCAATGCCAAGGCGCCAAGTCCATAATCGAGACGCGGCCAACCACTGCGGCGCCTGCTAGCGGTTTGGGCGCAAGCGGCCTGGGGTGCGTTTTCTCGGCGCGCGAGCGGCCGTCAGGGCGCTTGACCGCCGCCTCCCTGAACACGACGCCCCGCTTCCGCATGCGGTGCATGCGCCCGCACGTTGCGCTGCGGCTGATCCCGAGAACTTCGCCAATTTTAGTGGTCGTGAATCCTTCAGCCCACATCCGAATAATCGTGTCTTCTTCCCCGGTCATGGCGTGGCGTCCATTGCTTTCTTCACCTCAGCGGCGAAGCGGTTGTTAATCTTCGCCATTTCGAGCATGGCGTGTTTTCGGTCGTGGCAGTGGCAGTCAGCCGCGTGCGGCCAGCCTTCATTGTCGGGGCTGCACATGCACCGGGGGCTGCTGCATGTTCCGATCACACCCAAGTCATGAGCGCGCCGCGCTAGTGCTACGGTGATCCATTCAGCAGCGCCCGGGCTGATCATGGCTTACGCCTCCTCGGTAGCGAACTCAGCCGCGAACGCCAGATAGTTGATTGCGTCCTCATAGTGATCGAGGGCGCCCCGCCCGGCCACCATGCGCGACAATTTAACCGCGTGCATGATCATGACAATGTCGTAGTGCGTCAACTGCTTTCCGGTCGTGATCGAGGCAATCGCCGCCGCACGCTGGTATGTCTCGGAGGGGCTTCCGTATTGCTCGGTACGGTCTCTGAGCGTATGCGCGGCATGCATAAAGATATCAGTGTGGTGGACCATGTTTAGTCCTCAACGCGGCGGAAGCCTTCAGGAATGTATTCGCGCTGGCGGCGAACCCGATACGTGCCCTTCTCGAATAAAATCGGCGCATGCGTGTCAAAAGAACGCAAGTGTTCGAGGATGCTCGGCTTATCCACTACAAGCAGGCACTCCATAATAGTGTCGGGCAATGCGTAAAGCGTTGCCGCCGCTGGTTCCATGACGTGATTGTGCCCGGTCTCGCTGTGCGCGATTTCAATCTTCCCGTTGACCGGTTCGACGCGAGTTACGCTGGGTGGTATGATAAAACCCTCGGGCAGGCGGATAAACATAACATCGCCCTGGGCGCAGGTATTCTTAAACGTATGCATGGTCATGTCCTCACTTCTGGCTTGGTGAAATCGTGGCAGTCATCGTAGCCGAACGTCCAGGCATTTGCCTGCAGCGCGGTCTTCATAGTTGGGGGGACCGGGAGCGCGAATTGCCTCTTTGTCCCGCACTTTACGCGCAGGAAGCGTTCCTTTCCCCCTTCGGGAATGCTGACCTCAACCAGTTCGCCAATTTCTGGGTCGGCATCCTTATCTATGGTCCTGGCATTAAGCTCTTGCAATATTTTTTCCCACCCCACAATCTCACAAGCGGCGCGGCGTTGTTCGATGTTAGCCCACGTCAAGGCCATCTTGGCGGACAGTGACGCCTTATCCTCGACCCATTCGGCAGGGATTTCGACGCCGTGCCAGTGGTAGAGGCTCCACCCGTCGCGCCAGCGATACGACGGCCCGTACTCACAGTGCGGGCGCCTTTCGGCATCCGTTTTGATAAACTCCGGGAAGTCGGACACAAGGCAAAACTCTTCGTGCATGACACGGAAGCCGCCGTAAATCGCAGCTTGTTCCCAGAAGGCATAAGAAACGTGCTCAGGCAGGCGTAGACCGAGGATGTCACGCGCCGCCGTCAGGTAACAGTCATAGGGCGCCCACATGTTGCCGCCCTGATAATTTGCCCCCCAGCGCTGCGCGCACTGCAGCCCAAATTTTCCGGCAACCTCAAAACACGCGCGAGCGGCCGAATGCGCGGCCGAATCCGTGGCCGAATGCGTGGCCAAATACGTGGCCGATCTCGTGGCCAAATCCGTGGCCGATCTCGTGGCCAAATCCGTGGCCGAATGCGTGGCCAAATACGTGGCCGATCTCGTGGCCGAATCCGTGGCCCCGAGAGTGGCCGAATCCGTGGCCCCGAGAGTGGCCGAATACGTGGCCGATATCG